AACCCAATAGGGAAAAACATAGTAATTTTGAGGGTCTAACAATTCATAATTAGGGCTTAAAGCATTCATTAATGAATGAAATGATTGTTCTTGAGTATCAATAATAGTTCTAGTCCACCCTGTTTTTTCACTACCATCTTCATTATATATTCCTGAGAAATCAAAAATGTTTAAAAGTAGATTAAATGTTGATGGGTTTAAGAACTCATCAAATACTCTTAAGTTTAAGCCTTTAAAACCAGCATTAATTCCAATTTCAGAATATTTAACTATATTTTCTTGAAATAATTCAGATAATTGTTTAGCTAAAGCTTTATCACAACCTAGATTAGCTGGTTCTATTATACCAAAAGGTATTTTATGTTCTAAACAGTTTTTTAATTGATCTAAAGATTCATGATTAAAAATAACATCATATTCAATCATTAAACTATAATCATAACTATAAACTCTTCTAACATAATGATTAATTAATATATGATAAAAATGAACAAAGTTAGGTATTTGAGAAATTAAATCATCACTTCCATAACCACTGTTCTTTAAATAATCATGCATGTCTTCTTTAGAGTACCAAAATGACTTAACAGGCAACTTATCTATTTTTTCTGACCATTCATCTTTATAATCAAACTGATCTAAGACAATGTGGTATTCAAACTCTAAATCAGGAAAATATTTTAGCAATTGTATCATTGTATGATACTCTAATTTGCCTTTTTTATGCCATAACCTAGCTATAGGAACTACATTCATATTGTATTATAAAAATTATTTTGTTTTTCTTGTCGTTCAATTGTTTTTGGATGGATTAAAGCTAATTCATCTACTGCTGGTAAAACTGTAAATTGTCTATGTCCTTCAATTACCTCATGAACTGCGTTCCTCCATTTAATTTCAGGAACATTTCTATAAATTCGAGTTTGATAATCAGGCCAATTTACTCTATTATTTTCATATCTCCATCCCCATTTTTGAATATGCTCTGGGGTAATGCCTTCTACAGTATTAATTCTAGGAACATAATACAAATCAACCTCAGGATTCGCTTTAAGAATTTGAGGAAGCATGTGTAGCATTTCAGGAGCTATTAATTCATCAGCATCAATCTGAAATATAAATTCTCCTAAACATTGTTCTTTAAGCTTGTTTTTATATGAAGCAAAATCCTTATTTAAAGGATGGAACCAATGTTTAATTCCTCTATCAAGAATAACACTTAATACTTCTTTAGTATAGTTATCTTGATCAATTTGTACTACTACTTCATACGATGGAGATAGTGCTCGTTCTTGGAGATAGTCAAGTAAATTTTCTAACTCCTGGTGTTCATTACATACTGTTATTGCTATACTGATCATTTAAAAACTTATTTAATTTTGAAATATCCATACTTACATCTAAAGGTACTTTAATATCTTCATTGTATATAGGAGAAACATTTGGGTTAGTTTTTTTAGCTAGACGAAGCATACTTTTAAATTCAGTTCCAACATTATATAAACCTTTAGCATCTTTTTCTATTAATTTAATATATAAGTTAACAATAACATCTACATAATCAAAATTACCTAAATGATTTATCCACCCTCCTTTATAAGGAAATGGAGTTGGTTTATGAGTTCCTCTAAGAATTAAATAATTTTTACCTTTAAGTTCAATATAACCATCAGCTAATAATTTTGTATAAGCATAATATGTTGATTGGTGAACTGGAATTCCTTCTTCATTTGGTTTATCTAAAGAATTAGCATAAACATAATCAGTTGATACGTGAACTAATTTTTTATTATGAGTGTTACAGTAGTCCATTAAATCAACAACTGCTTTATAGTTAGTATCCCAATGTATTTTTTTATTATTATCGTAAGTATTTGTATAAGCTATACAATTAATAATAGTATCATAAGGTAATAATAAGTGCGCCCAAGTGGTAATTTTTGTTAAATCAACACCATCAACAGAGCGGGATAAAATATCCCACCCTGTTTGTTTGGCTAATTCTTCACCTAATAATCCATTACCTAGAATTACAGGTTTCATTTGTTAAAAAATTCTTTGATTTTATCACAAACATAATCTACATCCTCAATAGTCATACCATGATGTGCTCCTAACAAGAAACCATTTTTCATAATAGTATCTGCGTTTTCAAAATCTTGTAAGAATTCTCTATAAGCAGGATGACGAGTTACATTACCAGCAAATGTTACTCGGGTTTGGATGTTATTATCTTCTAAGAAATTAAGCAAATCATAACGATAGTTAGTCTGTAAAGGAATTGCTAACCAATTAGGTTGGATTGAATCATCAGGTAAAATTAAGTCACCTACACCTTGAAGATTTTCAATATACCGTTCAACATTATCTCTTCGAATTTGAGAGAATTTTTTAAAACGTTCCAATTGAACTAATCCAAAAGCAGCATTCATCTCACTAGCTTTCATATGGTATCCTAAAACACTATATAAAAACTTATGGTCATAAGGAATACCATCTACACTATGGTTAAAACGATCATCCATAATTTCTGAGTCATCGCCTAAACGACCCCAGTCTCTGTATTGTAAACATTTAGTGACATGTTTTTTATCATTAAACATTACCATACCACCTACACCACCGGCTGTAATAACATGTGAGGCATAAAAACTAGTTGTAGCAACATCAGTCTCTAAAGTTTCAGTAATTGTATCAGCTGAGTCTTCAATTAAGATAATATCTGTTCTACCTAATAATTTAATTTCTTGTTTTAAACGTTTCCAATCAGGTTTATTACCAATTAGATTAGGTAACATAATTGCTTTAACATCAGGAGTAATAGCGGCTACTACTTGACTAATACCAGCTACATAATCGGTTAAACCAACATCTACAAATTTTGGTTGATAACCTAATTGTAAAATAGGAGCTAATGTAGTTGAGAATGTACAAGCCGGAGTAATAATTTTACATCCTTTAGGTAAGTCTAAAGCAGCTATAGCTAATAAACAAGCTGATGATCCTGAGTTAACAAATACACCAAATCGTTTTCCGAAACGTTTAGCTATTGCTTCTTCAAATTCAACTGATTTAGGACCTTGACCTCCTAACCATCCTGAACGTAATGATTCTTCTACAGCTTTAATTTCTTCTTCCCCATAAGATTCAAACTTATAAGGAGCGTACCATATTTTTTTCATATTGTTTTTAATTTAAATTTATTCAGGTAAAACACCAACATAAGAAAGAGCATCTATAAAATCACGTTCGTGAAAATTTTGTAATGTACTCATATCCATTCTCCATTCATAGTATTCATTTTTCTTTCCTGGTATTGGGTATTTTGTTTTTTCATCCTCAGTTACAGGAACAGCTTTTACAGCTGCCCAACCCCAATTTTCTTTAGAAGGACCATTAGCAAAAATCATTCCTTGTTGAGGTAAATTTATTGATGAGGGCATCCATATTTTACCATCTTGATCTTTAACCATTAGGTCTTTATAAAGTTCAGGTAAAATAGATACTTGTTCTTCATAAAAAGTTTCACCTTCTTTTAGTATTGAATTAGTTTGGAATCCACAACCATAACAAAAATAAGTTTTAATGTCTTGGTTTACTTCATCTACATAACAGGCGTCTGATCCGCATCGATCGCAATTAATTAAATTATCCATTTTGTGTTGTTAAATTTGGTAGTCCTATTTTTTTAAGTTGAGGTAATTTTAACTGTACTTGTTGAGCGAACTCAGGAACATTTTTAGTTAAAATAACTTCTAATTTTTCTTTCATTTTATCCCAGCTAAATTCATTTTTAGATTTAAATGCTTGACGTTTAGCTTTATCAGTATATTTTTTATAATTTTCAAATACATCCTTTAAATAAAAGCCTACTTGTCCTGGATCAGGTGAAAACCATTTTGAGTCTTGAATCAAAAATTGGTTTTTAGTGCTTTGATGAACAGGAGTTAATTGACCATTAATCAAATTAGTGAATTCAGAATTTAAAAAATCCATATGGCCAGACCAAGCTGTTGTAATCAAAGGTTTTTTAGTTAAAGTAAATTCCAATAATGGACGACCAAAACCTTCACCTTTAGTTAAACTAATCATTGCTTTTACTTTAGAATGATTATAAATTTCATTCATTTCCTCATCACTAAATTCACCATGCAATAGATAAACATTAGGTAAATTAGTTGAGTTAACTGTTTTCATAATTTTTTTAATTTTATGAAGAATAGCTTCTCGATCCATATATGAGGCTCCAACTTGAGATGTTTTTAAAATCAAAGCTGGTTTTTTAGTTTTGTTTTTAAATGTTTCAAAAAACGCTTTAACTAACAAACCAACATTTTTTCTATCCTCACCTAAATCACCTTCCATCCAATGACCTACAAATAAATAAGCAAAATCTTCTTTAACATTAAAGTCAATAGAACAAGGTGTATTAATTACTTTATAAATGTCTGTGTCTGCTCCTTCAAATAATACTTCAATTGGTTTTTTTAATTCAACCATTTCTTGAAGTTGATTGGTGTTTTTATCTCTTTTTTCAAACTTTGACTCTACAAATACTTTTTTAGAGTGTTCAGATGAAGTTAGAGTTAAATCCATTCTATTAATTCCTTCAATCCATTCAGGAGGGCAAATTGTACTTTCAATACCAGCTGTTACTCCTATATTATACTTTCCAACAGCTTGAAACTCATTAGGAACAGTAATCTGCATCCACACATCAGGTTGTTTAGGAAGTCGATTGTCTGGGAGGGAATGTTCTAATAGAAAACTCCATTCTTTATTGTCCTCACAAAAACCAAAGGGTGTGATACCCCATTGTTGAGACAATAACTTAACATCGTATTTATCTGATTTAATAATGGCTTTAACTAAATCTCTTGATCGAGCACCGTAGCCACTGTAGGTGTCAAAAGGGCAACTTATAACAAATAATGGTTTCATTAATATAACAATTTATGATTTAAAACTTTATCTTTAATTTCTGTTGTGTTTACAAATTCAAATTTTTCTCTTGGCTTCCAAGTTTCAAACAATTCATTAAAAGCATCAATAATTCTATTTCCTTGAGCCTCACCTGTGAATCCTGCTTCTTCTCCAATAGCCCATTCTCTACCAGCCATACCTTTTTCTTTACGTTCTTCAGGAGTTAAATTATATACTGCTGAAATTTGTTTAGCTGCATCTTCTGGACGGCAAATATCATCCCAAATGTAAGGTGTTGGAGGTGAACCTACTAATGTTCTTGTACTTGGAAATACTGGAAACGCCCAGTTGCCATGTTTTTTATAAGTACCTAAATGGTTTGAGGGAACATTTTCATCTGGTGTAAACCAGTTTCCATTTTCATCCTCAAATCTCATTTGGTCTTGCATTCCTCCAGTTACATTTGCAATAATTGGATTACCTACTAAAATAGCTTCAGTTAAACTCAATCCCCATCCTTCATTAGATGTTAATAGAATTTGAGCATCTGTACTATTATATAACATATTCATTTGGATAGACTCAAATCTAGCATCAGTAAATATGATATTATATTTTTCATCATTAGCAATTAACTCAATAACAGCATCTAGATCAGTTCCATGTTCATTTACTCGTTCAGTATGAAGAACTAAACAACATTTTTTAGCTTGTTCAATAGGTAAAGTATCAATAAAATACTTATAGGCTAAAATAGTATCTGGAATTTGTTTGCGACGAATGTTTCTAGAGTTAAATAGAAGAGCAAAATCATATTCTTTACCTTTAAATAAATGTTTTTTAAATTCCTTTAAATTAGAATCATTTTTATCTAAAGGTTTAAAAATATTATGATTCAAACCATGAGGAACATATTTAATAATTCTATTCTTAGCTTTATCTCCTAAAACCAAGGTATTAATATTAACTGTTTGTTTTGAAATACCCATTAACAAATCACAGGATTCATAATAAGGTAAATTATACAATGGTGCTGGATAATCATCCCAAATGTTAAGGTAAGTAATAGGAATTTGTTTCCTAATTTCATTTTCAATTTGGAACAACCAAGTAAAGTAACGTGGATCTGTAATCAACATAATGGCATCTGGTTTTTCCATTTTAATTAGTTGTCTAATTATATGAGGATTACCATAACCATCTGTTGGATACATAATAACTGATGAATCAGTTAAACCCATAGTTTCATTAGTTGATTGACTTAGGTCTAATCTTTTTCCTTGTTCAGGATGCTGAATAGCTCCTCCTATGTTTACCCAATTGAAATGATGAGCAGTATGTAAAACTACTTCTCTACCTACACCTGCTATACCTGAATGAACTCTGATGTCATCACAGATAAGCATAATCTTTTTCCTCTGGTCAGGAGGCAAATACTTAAAACTTTTATTCATGTTTTGTTTAATTTTTAATTTCTAGATTGTTGTGGTTATGAACTTTTTTTCTAAAATCTTCGTCCGTAAGATATAAATGAATAGTACGGTCAGCAAGCTTTTGTAAAGAAAATTTATACTTAACACAAGCAATTTTAAAATCCTCAAATAACTCACTCTGTACTTTTACAGAGGTTAGGGTCATATCTTTTTTTGTCATAGCTTTTATTTATTTGTTATATATAAATATACATAGATCCTGTTAAAGTACACTTACAGGACATAATTTTTTATCTTTTCCAAAAGGACAATACCGACAATTCCATTTTGAAGGATTAGGCTCATGAGATAATACTTTATGAGTTCCATCATGGTTAAAGACAGTTTGAATAAAATTTTCTACTGTTTTAGTAGCTCGGTTTGTTTTTATTTTTCCACTTGGAGGTCTAAATTCTTGAAGTCGAGAAACAGGATATGGAGCTTCTTCCCATATTTTTCTTTTAACAATAAAAAACTCTATTTCAATATTATCTTCTTCAAGCCCAAATTGTTTAGCAAAATATTTTTTATAAAGAATAAGTTGGAATTGTTTATTTTCATCTTTTTTAGTTTTGTCATCCCAACCTTTAGTAGATGTTTTAATATCCATGATTTTAAAACTATTAGTTGGTTCATGATATAAAACAACATCCAAATAGCCTTTATATAAAATGTTTTTATATTCTGGGATAGGAGTAATTAAGATAGGGACTTCACATCCTACTAAAAACCATCCTTGTTTACTAAATAATCCACTTCTAAGTTTTTTTATTGTTTTAATAATTTCTAATCCGTCTTCATAAAATTCTCTCATTTCAACAGGATCAGAAAAATGAACATTCTTATTAGATTTATAATCTTTTAAGTATGTTTCTCTAAAACGTTCCTCAAAATAAGCTTCTAAATCAATTCGATCAGCTTCCGCGCCGCTAATATTGTATATAACCGTTATATAATGTTGTAACGTCTCATGAAGCGCAGTCCCGAATGTCATATTAATAGACGCTTCAGATGTGTAATAACCGTCTTTATATTGGAGACTCCACTTATGAGGACAAGACAAATAGGTAGACATTTGACTATAAGAGATTGATTTTTCTACTCCGTAGATAATCTCTTTTAGGTTATGTTTTTGTATTTGTTTTACAATTGCTGGTATTTTTTTCTTTTTAGCCAAAACTTATTTTTTCCAAATTGGTTTTTCCAATTTATATTTTTCTTCAAAAATATGTTGATCATTATAACATATTTCCATTATCTCACTATTTGTTGATGTTCCATGTTCATCATTACAAGTATAAAATTTTTCACCAAAGTAATTATAACATGGGTATTTACTATAATAAACATTATAAGTGTCTCCACACCAGTGTTTTAAATCTTCAGGTATAATTAATAAATTATCCTTATGATTGAATTGTAACGCACCCCACCCACCATCAACATGCCATACTTCTCTTTCAAGAAAACCATAAACTGAAGGTTTGGTTTGGGTTTTACAATTAAATTGAGTTGGATGCATTCCTATAAATCCTGATTTAGGTCTAAGTTTATAGAAGTGAAGAACATCATCTATAACAGAGGTTGGAAATAAGATATCATCACTGCATAAAGCATAATAATGTGTTTTTAACAAACTAATTCCTAAATTCCAACCTCCATTACAAAATTTTTTTTCTTGAAAAGGTACAATTGTTACCTTATTAAAAAGATTACCATGTTTAGGATCTAATACCCCAGGATCAGGACAATCCTCTATAATTAGAATTTCACTAACTAAGGGATGTGTATCTAAACTTCGTAATAATTGTATTAGATGTTTAGACCTGTATACTGTAGGTATTATGAAACTAATCATTAATACTTTCTTTTCAAAATTGTAACGCCATGATTGTTAGCGAACTTCTCATAGACATACCAATTACGATTTGAATATAAAAATTCTTCAATCGCGGGCCAAATACCTTGAGTTCCACTCATATCTTTAAAATCATAAAACTGAGTATCATGGAAACCAATATATTTTTTAGCTTTATCAGCGTGGCGAATTAATTCACCTTTTACCTGATCATATGAATGCCAAGTATCTAAAAACAAGAAATCACATTCTTCAATCTCATTTTCAAGAGTATTTTGTTGTCTGAATTCTAATTCAATACCCCACTGATTAGCTCCTTCAGTAGCTGTTTCTAATAATCTATCACCCCAGATATTTGGATGGTCAATATCAATACAAACCATTTTTTTACCTTGAATCATAGACATACTATCTAATTCATTCCAACGATGATTAAACAAATGATCTTGCCAAATGTCTCTTGATGGGTCTGATAGTCCCATTAAAAATCCATAAGTGCCTACTACTGAACGAGTTCCCATTTCAATAATAGTATCACATTCTTTAGCATATTTTCTAAAAGTAGGCAAATGTTCATAAATATCTGACCATACATTTGGGTTACTAAAGTAATAATATTTTTCGTCTAAAATTTTTCTACGATGTGGTTCCATAACTTATTTTTTTCCTTTTAACATTTGTATTGTTTTTTCTAAATAAAGAGCTAAATCCATTGCTTCTTCTTTAGCGTGTTGTAAATAATCTAGTACAGATAAATCTGTTCTATCTAGAGTATTATTGTATTTAATTTTACCAAATTCAGCTCGTGAAATATGCTCATCAATAATTGAATCTACAATTGAGTCTGTTTTAATAACTGTTCTTGTTTGGGGATGTTCTCCCCTAAGACCTAAATCGCTGTTTTTTGTCATTGTATTTCTTTTAATAACTTTTTAATTTCTTTTTCATTAACACCTGCTTTTTCAAGAATATGTTCTACACCTTCTTTTTTAAGTATATAAACATAATCTTCTGCCTCCCCAAGTGATATTGTATAATGGTTAGCAATGTATTGTAATATAGATTCGTTTGTTTTTTTACGTGAACTTTTCACGTACTTAAGGAAAACATTCTTTTTAGGTAACATATGGCAGTAGTATTTGTAGGTTTTTTCTTTTTCAGGATATGGTATCCTTTGGCCATAATTAGCGACCTCTGTATACCCTTCATACATACTAACAAAGCGATGAACCATGTAAGAATTAAACGATTCTTGCTGGCCTTCAGTGAATGATGACCAAGGTGTTTTATTAGTTGTGATTTCTTTTAGCCAATCAAATATTGTCATCTTCGAATTCTGCTCTCAATTCTTTAGGAAGCAATTCTACTAATACTTTACCAGTGGCTACATCATAAAAACATGGAATTGGAATAACTCCATCTTCTTGAGTGCCAGTTACAAAACGAGATACTTTACGCAAAATAACTCCTTCTGAGAATACTTGGTTGCCTTCAGGTGAGGCAATTGGTCTAGTGTTTTTGATGTCAATATTGACATTCATTGGTTTTTGATTATTCATTTTCTATTTCTTTTTTATGTTTACGCCATTCTAAATAAAATCCAGTTGCTACTAAAGCATTCATTCCAAATGAAGCTATAATTTCTTTAATGTCATCATACACATTCATAGTTAGATGGACATGACCTACCATCCAAAAAGGAATAGATAGATTACTAGCAATCCAAATCACTAGAAAGTATATGAATTTTTTCATATAACTCGTTTACTTGAAATTAATAATAAAATTCTAGATATCAAAGCCATAATGTTAATTTCTTTATCAATTCTAAAATTAGCATGGTATTGATATTCTTCAATATAAATTATCACTTCACCTACACTTAATGGAGCATATTTTTCTACATTGTCATATAAGTATCTAAATAAATCCTCATAATCACTAACACCAGAATCAGCTACAATTTGTCTGATGTTGTTAAATGATTTAGAATTTGGTTTAATTAGTTCTGCTAATACTTTTGTTTTATAGTTACTAGATACTAATATATTTTTATCAATTAGAATTTCATCACCTGCTACACCCATTTGTAGTGTATTAAGCATTTTACGAATGTCAGGATAATATTGATTAACTACTAATTTTAAATCATCAGCTCCCATACCAACATTTTCATTTTTGAGAATGTCTATAATATGATAAGCAATATCTTGTTTAGATGGAGGTACAATTTTTAGTACCTGGCAACGTGATTGGAGAGGATCAATGATTCGTTCAATATAATTACAAGTTAAAATAAAACGAGTAGTACGGGCAAATGTTTCAATTATGTTTCTTAATGATGCTTGAGCTTGTATAGTAAGAAAATCAGCTTCATCTAAAATAACTACTTTAAGAGGTTTAAATGAGGCAACAGATGAAAAACCTTGTACTTTGTCTCTGATAGTATCAATACCACGTTCATCAGAAGCGTTAATGTAAAGAAAACTACAATCAAGATTATTAACAATTAGTTTAGCTAAAGTTGTTTTACCAGTACCTGCTGGACCATAGAAAATAAAATTTTGAATATCATTTTGTCCTAGATATTTTGAAATAGTATTTTTAATCTGTTCATTACCTACATAAGAATCTAGGTTTGGGGAACGATATTTTTCAACCCATAAAGTATGTTCTTTAGAACTCATAGTCTCCGTATATTGAATATTTTTTAGGTTCTGGTTCTTGCATTTCTATATACTCAGTAGTAATCATATATAAACTTCCATTCATAGGTTCAAGTCTAAATGCTTGAGGTTTCACAACCGCCACTTCATAATAAGCATTTAAAGCATCTGTTAATGAAGGTTGAATTTCTTTAACATTTATCACTTGCCATCTATCTCCAGGAGGCACTCTGTCAGCAATTTTAAAGTTTTTTTCTACGTTTTGTTTCATAACTTAATTGATTTTTTCATGTAAGGCAGTAGACTGTGATAGGAATAATTTACTATTGTTGTTTCATTAATTTTAGTTAAACCAAAGTATAAATTAAAATTTTCATTAGCACCACTAGGTAAAAAGTATACTTTTGCAATTTTATACTCTATGGCGTCAACAAGAATTGTTTTTCCTATTAAGTCTACTGCGTCTCGCATAGTTTAAATTTACATCATTCCCATCATATTGCCAAACCCACCATCGTCTTTCTTTTCCTCTGGTTTGTCAACTACAACAGCTTCTGTTAATAGAATAGTACCTGCTACTGAAGCTGCGTTTTCAAGTGCTGTACGAGTTACTTTAGCAGGATCAATGATACCTTCTTCACTCATGTTTACAAATTCATCAGTTCTCAAATTGTAACCAATCCAATAATCAGCTGTTCTAACTTCATTCATTGCATGGTAAATATACTCTTGGTCAATACCAGCATTTGAAAGAATTTTCTTAAATGGAGCAGCACATGCTTTATAAACAATATCAGCACCAACAGAAATTCTATCAATGTGTTCACGAGCATGTAATAAAGCAGCGCCACCACCAGGTACAATACCTTCTTCAAGAGCAGCTTTAGTTGCTTGAAGCGCATCATCAACACGGTCTTTTTTCTCACGCATTTCTGATTCAGTAAACCCACCAACGTGAACAACTGCTACCCCACCAATAAACTTAGCTAAACGTTCTTGAAGTTTTTCTTTCTCATATGGTGAAGTTGATTTATCAATTTGAGTTTGAAGTTCTTCAATACGAGCTGTAATTTTTTCTTCATTACCTTTACCATCTACAATAGTGGTTTCATCTTTACCTACTGTAACAACACGTGCTTGACCAAACCAATCCCAACTGAATTTATCAAGTTTCATACCTTTTTCAGTACTGAATACTTGACCACCAGTCAAGATAGCAATATCTTCAAGAATCAATTTACGACGGTCTCCAAAATCAGGAGCTTTAACAGCTACAACTTTCAAAATACCTCTTGCTTTGTTAACAATCAAAGTAGCTAAAGCTTCACCATCAATATCTTCAGCAATCAAAACCAAAGGTTTATTTTGATTTGACACCGCTTCCAAGATAGGTAATAGTTCTTTAACTGTAGTAAAACGTTTATCAGCAATCAAAATCAAAGCATCATGCAAGGTGGTTGTCATTGAATTGTTATCAGTTACAAAATAAGGTGATTTGTAACCTCTATCAAACTGCATACCTTCTACTGTTTCAAGGTATGTTTCACCATTTTTAGATTCTTCAATGAATACAACACCTTCACGACCTACTTTTTCCATCGCTGTAGCAATCAATTCACCTACTTCAGGATCATTATTTGCTGAAATAGTAGCAATTTGTTTAAGTTGATCTGCATTTGAAATATCTTGCTTAATTTCAGTACGAACAGCTTCAAGTACTTGTTTCACCGCAGTATCAATTTCACGCTTCAATTGAACTGCGTTTCTATCATTACTCAATTCTTTAAGACCTTGATTTACAATTTCTTGAGCCAACAATGTAGATGTTGTAGTACCATCACCTGCATTATCTGCTGTTTTAATAGCTGCTTGTTTTACTAGTTGCACACCTAGTTCTTCAATTGGATCTTCTAGAGTAACAGATTTAGCTACTGTTACACCGTCTTTTGTACTTTGAGGAATACCTCCATTTGCGATAACTACATTACGTCCATTAGGACCTAAAGTTGATGTTACAGCGTTAGCTAATTTATCAATACCAGCAGATAATTTCTTACGTGCGTCTGGTCCAAATTCAATAATTTTACTCATATGTTTCTTCGTTTGTTTCTTCTACTAATTTACCTAATACTTGGTTTTCAGGACCAATCCAATATTCATCACCCTCATGTTCTAGTTTACTAAAACCCATAGTAGGAAGAATAATAATGTCTCCAATGTTAAGTATAGTTTCAATGTAATGACCTGTTACTGAATAATAACCATCACCTACTGCTACTACTTTACCAAGTTTATTTTTTTCATTTCCCAAATCGGGAACAATAATACCACCATATGAGGTTTCTTCTGCCTCCATAGGTTTTACAATAACTGCGTTGTATAATGCTTCTAGTTTCATATTTTAATAATTAGTGTTTTCAATTAATTGACTAACAATGTTTTGATAATTATCAACATACTCTTTTAATGAATTGTATGATTGATTGTTTGATTTTGCTTTAGCAATACTCTTAATAGCACCGCCTACTGAGCTGTGATGACTAATAATTTTATTAAATTCTTTAGTTGATTCAGTGTAACGTCTGTCTGGCGTTACTTTTAAATTTACTGTAACACAATAGTTATCCATTGTGATAAAATAAGGCTCCATTGCTGGATCAATAATAGTGTTTGTGTAATCTTTTTCAGTACTCATAATATTAATATAACATTTTTTTCTTAGTTTTCCAAACTATCTTCTATAACTTGAGCTTCTTCTACTATCCTAACAAACCAAAACCACCCGTCTTTTCTAAATACATTAGTTGAATGAGTTAATATTCTAAATTTTTCAGTATCAATACCTGTATGTTCAGGAATAGTTCTTATCACCTGATATAGATCATCTTTAACAGTTATAAATTTAGAACTCATTATATTTCTTTTTGGATGATATAATATTCGCTTTTTAAGTTCCCACTGTCAAATTCTAATTTCATAACCCCTTCAAGATTAATACTCATTTTACCACCTGCTACATCCTTATTACAGTACATAATTTCCTTAACCACATCTGAAAAATAATGAGCTTGGAAGTTATTAGGTAAGCTATTAGTTTGAATATCAGATAAATAAAAAGATACTTTATTTAAATGCTCAATATTACCTCCAAACTGCATTTCTAATTGTAAATCACCATCATCGTTAGTGAATGGTTTAAATACAACAGTATCACTTTCAGCTAAAGCAGATTTAGCTTTAACAATAGCGTTAATACTTTCATTATCTAAATCAGCAGTAATATTATAAATCCCATCACCAGCATAAGTCATAGGTTTAGGTATAATCATCAAATCAGCTAAAGCATAATTTGTTGTGAACTGATTATCTGAAATAATGAGTTTAGTTATTAATTTATGTTGTTTTTGATACTCTAATTTTAAATAACCATTTGTAATACCAATCAGTTTGTTTAGTTGAGATGTATTACTAATACCAATATCTGAATCTTCTAAATCAACTCCTTCATAAGTCACAGTACCAAGCATCGTTTCATTAGATGTTGTAAATCTGACTGTAAGTTTTTTGTCTTTAATTTCCCATTTGACAGCTTCATTCATTCCGTTCAAATAGTACTTGGAAATAATAGACACTAAATCCGCTTTATTAATCATAACTTGTTTATTATATATATTTAATATTTAAAAAATTTACTAACGTTTGTATTAAGAATAAGAGCACCCCATCCTAAATCTGAATATAATGACTCTAATTTGTTTTTCAAAACTGAATCAAACAAACCATCTCTATCAATATACTTTTCTATAAATTCCATTAGTTCTGGAGGATCATTATAACCATTAAATCCAATAACATCAATTCTATAAGGATTAGCTTTTAAATAAGCAATAAACATTTTATCTCCTATCTGGAAAGTAGGATATTTTTTATCTAAGTTTTTAAATCTTAAAATATCATTATAGTAAATAGCTGCTTTAGTATTGATAGGACATTTTGATCCTAATTTAGAAAACACCTCACCAGCACGTGGAGGAGAAGCTAAATATTCACTCATTTTCTTTAAACCAGTAGGTTTAAGAATTTTCCTCCAATCAATAGTTCTTAACTCAGTTCTAAAATCTAATACTTGTTTATCAATGTCTGCTTTAGGTTTACCAAACATAATTTCATTAATAATGTTTTCACCAAACTTTCTAAACAATGGTGGAAAGTTAGATTTCATTAGATCCAAACCTTTAACATCCAATTCATCTACAGGTACGCCTTCCTTGTTAACAATATGTTGGGCGTATCTCCTCTTACCTGCAAAATAACCTCTATCAAGTACAACTTCTTGTTTTAGCTCAAAATAGTGAGTTGCTTTATCTCCTAAATTAAAAGCTGTTTTAGCAAAGTCACCAATAAATTCATTAGCCATTTTTTGCAATTCATTAGCTATAACCAATATTTTATTAATAACATCTTCTCTATCATTAAAGTCAATATCTGGGTGTCGGGCTATTAATAAGTCTTTACATTGAATGAATAGTGAGTCAGTATCACTAGTAACAATATAATCTTTAGGAGTTTCATTACCTAATTCTTTATTTAGGTATTCATTCATATTCCTAATACTTTCTTGTAATAGTCTTTGACCTGATAAAGTAATGGCTTTACTAATGAATTTATTTCCATCTGTGTATCTCCAACCATTTTGAGCAAACACACCATAAACGTCATTTAATTTAATTTTATAAGCATGTTGACGTCGGTCATAAAAGGCACCCATAACAGGATCATTATCTACCTTATATGCTTTTTTCATCAACTTCTTATACTCTTGTCGTTTAGCAAACCAGTCAGCTAAGATTTCACAAACCACACTTGATTTATCTTTTCTAAACAATACACCAGGAGCAGATACAATTAAATTATTTTTTTCAATAACATCAATAATCTCACCTACAGTTATTTCAGAGCGAGCTAATGTTCTATCTTTTCTAACTTTTTCAATATAGATGATTTTATCTGGGCTCATTGATTTGAGTTCTTTGAGTGACCATTGATTATCATATTTATCTTTATTTACAATTCTACCTACTAATGTTTCAATACCCATATTAAGAGAACGAATAATAGAAGGATATAGTGAAGTAAAGTCCAAATCAATAATCCATTCATATAAACCAGGTGTAGGATCTTTTAGATAACCACCAGCATATTCTTCTTCTAATGTTCTTAATGCTGGATTGTAAGTTGTAGGTTTATTAGGTGAAACTATTCCTTTACGTTTTAAGTAAGTTAAAATAGCTCCTTCATTTAACATAGTTGAATAATAAATAGCCTCATACTCAGTATGACATAGGTGACCAATTGTAACTGTTAACTCAATAAACTTCATTCTGTTCTCAAGTTCAACAATGATCTCTACATCTCGTAAGTTATAATCAATAAATTTATGAGGATCTTCTTTAAACAATTTATCAAGTGAACCTTGATATTCTATCTTTTCTAACTTAGCATATTTTTTACCTATGTCTCCTAAACGATAAGATGGTTCTTGTTTCATAATATACTTTTTAAATAAAAGCATATAGTCAAGATGATTAATACCTCCTAAATTAACTGGTTGGTCTGCAAATTGAGGAGTGAATTTAATTTTATTAATAGGAGATAAAGTAGCAGCTAATGTTTCACCTAATACTTTTTTAATACGATAATATAAATAGGGAATATCAAAGAACCCACTATTCCAACCTGTGATAATAGTGGGGTCAAGTTCATACCATTTATCTAAAAATCCACTTAATAGTTCTTTTTCAGTAGCATAAGGTATAATCTCTTTATTTTCTTCTTTGATGTCTTGAAGTGCTTTATCTTTGTCTAGAATTAAACAATAGTATTTTTTAGAGTTATGGTCATATAAAGCAACAGCTGTTATTTCACCTTTAGGATCTTTAATATTTTCCTCAGTTAAGGCTCCAGCAACAACACACTCAATATCTAAATAAACAATGTTATGAGATTTAGGAGTGTCGTCTGTTTCATAATAATGGTCTACTAAAAAACGAGTTAATTTATCAACATCTTTTTCATAGTACTTAGGATCTTTCCAATCATCCATCTTTTTGATTGGAGTTACTTTAGTACCTTCTAATGTTTCAAATTCACCATCAGGATCAGATTGGTATAAGGTAGGCCAATATTTAACTGTTTTGAACCCAGTCCATCTGTCATCCCTTAGGTAATATTGTTTTTCGTCTTTATCAAAGTATAAAGCTTGATACATTATTTTTTATATGCTGTGTTTAAACCTTGCCATTGACCATCATACTGTTCACCTACTTCTTCTACTCTCCAAAAGGCAATTTGAGCAATTCTAGCATCTTTTTCAATAATGATTGAATTATTAACAATCATTGTAGTGTTCATAACCTCGCAATGAAAGCCTGGATCCCACCATGGTGATTCAATTTCTGTTCCTGTACGGTACAAAGATGAACGGTGAGTAATCTTAGCAGCACAATCATCAGGTACTTTAATACCTTCATTAAATGTTACTGAGTAAACACCTTTTGATAGTCTCCAACAATCCTTACCATCAATTTTAACTAATGGTTGTTCATGATAAAAAGCAGGGTCAATATGTGTTTTGTCTTTATAGACTACTGAACCAGCTGTGATCCATTCAATTTTTTGAACAGACAAGTCAATACCAATTTGAGCTCGTTTTGAGAACTCAGATTCGATGACATAATTTGAAATTTGATTTGAATTTAATAACATTATTTCTTTAAGTTATTTAAAACTTTGTCCAAAAACAAGTCTAACTTGTCTTTTCTTGCTTTACAACCACAATCATCATAACCCATTTTTTTAGCTATGAAGAGAGCAATTCGATAACCTTGCCCTAAGGTAATAATGTTTATTACCTTTTCAACAAAACCACCTAGCTTCATTAGATCTGATGTCCTCCGTTATTGATTTTCAAGCTGTCAAAAAATTCTTTACGAGCTTGATTTTCATTATTTAGGAACACTCCTGATGCTTTAGTAGTAACCATTGAAGCTCCTTGATGTTTAACACCTCTACAGCTTACACAATTGTGAGTTGCAACTACAGTAACAATAACACCTTTATTGTTTTCACAGATTTTATCTACTGCTTGGTGAATTGCGGATGTTAATTGTTCTTGGATAGCTCCTCTACGCCCAAAATGTTCTACAATACGATTTAATTTACTTAAACCAATTACTGAACCATTTTCACCCACAATGTATCCAATATGAACTACACCCCCAATTGTTTGGTGGTGATGTGAGCACATTGATGTGAGTGGAATATTACGTTCAATAACAATACCATCATAACCATCACTTGGGAATGAGGTAATATCGCTCATTGGTTCGTAACGACCTTTCCACAAATCAAATACATATGCTTTAGCTACTCTACGAGGAGTATCAGATGAATTGGGATCGTTTCTCCAATCACATCCTAAAGCATCTAAAAATTTACCATAAGCTTCTGCTGCTTCATCTACCATTGACCATTTTTCTTTTTCAGTGAATGGGAAACCGGGAGCAATACCATTGGCATAACCTGTTTTCACACACTCTAGATTGAGTGTATATGTTTTTTTATTTTCCATAACTTATATTTTAATATAATAAATTTATTTTTAAGGACCAAATTAAAGTCCATATCTTGATTTTTGAGCGTTATAGTTTTGTAAGACTTCCGCCGCTGAAAGTGCTTTGTTATAAGCTAAAACTTGATATATTTTACCAACATACGCACCACCATATACTCCTCCTATTTTAAAGGCAGCATCACTTTGTAAAGCAGCATGACCCGGGGTTGAAGCTACTAAAACATCATTTCTATATATAGATTGAGTTCCTGATCCTGAAATATCATATATAAAAGTAGCACAATAAGTTACATTGTTTGAGACACCACCACCACTAGTATCATTACCATAAAAACCCATATGTAAAGATCCACCTCTTAAATTATAATGTAAATAAGTATTAGCTCCTCCTCCATTTGTAGAAAATAAAGGAGAATCATTACCTGTGTTACTAGAATTAAACCAAATAGAAACAGAAAAACTAGCATTTGCAAATCCTAATTGAGCTGCTGTTTTATATAATTCAATAGAATCATCTACACCATCAAACACAATTGATCCACTATTAGCAGAGTTAAATGTTGGTCCATTTGTTAATGTTCCATTATTAGTATTTCCACTTAAATCATACCAAGTAGTATTAATTGTAGGATATGAACCTACAAACCCAGCATCTGTGTTTAATACTAACCCATCAGTGACTATACTTTCATATTGGAAATTAATAGCCATTAAATTAGTTTGAGTTCCAATCCAAGACAAAACAGCAGCAACAGAACCAGTATTATCCCCAGTTGCTCCTTTCCAACGAGCAAATCTAATTAATTCAGCATCATTTTGGGGACTATAAACTTCAGGGTCACCAGAGGCAGCGGTTTCAATAATTTGATACAAACCAGAAGTAGGAGGATTAGGACCATTGTACCAACCAGTAGTTGAGGTTGGTCCTAAACTACCACTAACACCTAAAGCGACATTACCTTTTTGAAGGCTGCCTGTTAGGTTTCCTGCTTTATACTTTATTGCGTTTGGCATTTAAATTAAGGCATTTGTGGGTTTGGATCAGTCCATTCAGGTGTAGCCATAATAGCTAAAATTTCATCATAGGTGTAAGGACCTTCCTTTGTAGTCATTGTAGCTACAAATTCAGGAGCTTCACCATCCCATTTAATTAATGTTTTTTGTTTATCTACTGATTTGCGAAGTGTAGAAGAGGATGTTTCTAATACTTCATTAAAATCAACTTTGTCAATTTCACTAACATTAAAAATTAAAAAATTACGTTCGTCATATATTTGTACCATATTTTTATTTATTAAAATCCATATTGTGATTTAAAAGCATCAAAGTTTTGCTTTAATTCAGCATTTGTTAATTGTCTATTATATAATGCTACTCTAAACATTTTTCCTTTATATACTCTACCATTAAAAATATGTGAAAGGGTACTTAAAGTCATATTACCTATTGCTCCTACATAAAAGTTTTGTGTAAGTGTTCTTCCATTAGGAACTTGAAAGTATGGATAATTACTACCAATAACAATTGATGATAAACTAGAAGTTCCATTTATCATAAACTGATTAGGATATCCAAATTGGTAATCATTATTATTTCCTCCATTCATACCATGAATTGAACCAGAGCCAAAAAATGTACCACCAAAAAATCGTAAACTGTTATCACCTGTTGCTGATTGGCCAACTAATGCTTGTAATCCCTCAGTCGCACCAACATCTGCAATACCCCAAAAACAAACAGTACCCACATATGTTGAAGTAAATTGAACATAATCATCTACACCATCAAATACTAAAGCACCTCCACTTGTTGTATCAAATGAAACTCCATTAGTCAATGTTCCGTTATTGTTATATCCACTCAAATCATAGATTGTTGTTCCAGAGCCTGGGTAGCAGTTTGGATTTGAAAAATCATAGTAAACTGTTAAACCTTGGCTAACCATAGATGATGTTGGGGAGTAAGTGGAAAGAGTAGCTGTATATAAATTTTCTATTTCAGTAGCAGATAATGCTTTATTATATATTTGAGCATTTCCTATTTGACCATTTAAGAATCTACCACCAGTATATGAACCTAAAACATTTTGGTTTGATGAACCAAAACTCATATTAATAGAAGGCATTGTAGCGGTACTTACTTGATTTCCATTTATATAAAAAGTAGCAGCAGTTCCATTTTGAGTTACAGCGATAAAATTCCAGGATCCTGTTGTAAATGAATAACCAGCACCATTACTACCTTGATATACATCCGACCACCAACCTAACCCTCCAGCATTTAATTCAAATAAAGTACCTCGTATATTAAACACAGCATTGTTATTACCAAAAGCAAAGGATTTAACCCAAGCAGTATATGTTAAAGCTGTTGTAATTGGAGGGGTATCTGATAATCTTATAAAATCATCAACACCATCAAACGAATAACAACCACCATTAGAACCATCCCAAGCCCATGCTTGGTAACCAGTCATGTTATTTAAGCTCCAACTTCCAGTAGACAATCCACCATTAGTAGGTAAATCAAAGTTTGTAAAGTTTTTAAATGTAGTAGGAGTATTACCTTCCTCCATTTGTATTTCAGTAACTAATATTCCTACTCCAGACTGTAAATTTCCATTATTTGCTCTACCAAAAAATAAATAATACTTGTCAACAGTATGAGTAAAAGTAAAATATGAACGTTGCCAAGTTGTTGTTGGATTTACAAAAGTACCATTTGGAGATTGAACATTAAACGTATTAGGATCACCACTACCTCCTTGAGTTTGAACAAACATATTGGTTGTAGTAGAAGATAAACTTTTTAACCAGAATGAAAAAGTATATGTTTTTCCTGTTTCTAAACCCATTTTTGTTCCTAATCCAGCCCAATCATAAACTTCAGAACCAGAAAATTTAAGAGCATAATTAGAAGGAGAACCCACATATGGTTTATCATTTGATATATCAACAACTGTTGTTGTTGATTCTTGTCTCATATATAAAGGATATCTAGCACCCCCAAATGAACTAGAAACAGAATTGTTTCCGTTTGGCCATCTGTTAACTGATTTAGGGTTAAAAGAAGCTACTAAACCATTAACTATAGTTGAAGGGTATACTTCATCACTTTTTAGTATAGAATATTGTCCTGATGCTACTGAATAACTTACAGCTGTATTAACATCTGTAAATCGGGTTTGACCTACTCTATCAGGTAAACCATTTATTGTTGTTAATAAACCAGAATCTGTAAAATCACCTGTACCCCACATAGCAGGAGGATTAGAATTGTTTACAATAACATATTGGTAAGAAGAATCTAACCCATTATAAAAAGTAGCATTAGCTGCTCCTGCTCCCCAGTTTGAAGGACCAACACCAACTAAAATATTTGATTGTTTAGCTGTGTTAGGTGGTTGGATTGTACCTGTTTTATATGCTATTGGTCTTGGCATTTACTATAAATATGGCTAGTCCTCAGCCATAATGCCTGTAATGTATTTTTGGTTTCGTTTTAATCCATTTTCAGCATCTAACCCATATCCAATCAACCAATGTTCATTAGTTAATTCAAATCCCCAAACTAAATTATTAGTGTTTGAATAGTGTTTTTTAAATAATGTTACTGGTGTAACTGATTTAGG